TATCATTCCAATCATTACAAACTAATATTTTCCCGTTATATTCTGAACTATCTTTTTTACCTATACGACAATTGTTAAAAGGCAATACAGACCATTCCGCAACCTCAAAATTAGCATCATAATTAACGTGTATAAAAACACCTCTATTGTCTACTAAATCCCTTGCTATATCATCAGCTAAATCAATTAATTTAACGCCACCTATTTTAATATTATCTAATTCTCCAAAACCTTTTCCAATTAAGTATTGCACCATAATTTCGGAAGCCATTTTAGCGGTAATGGAATTGTTTTTGTAACGCTCCATTCTTTCAGGATAAGCGTTGTCATCTCCGTTTGTGTAGATTTCTAACTTCTTATCCCACTTAATTACTTTCTTTACTATTTCTAATAAAGCGGTTTTTATTGAAGCCATTATTTACGTCTTTTACGTGTTCTTTTTTCTTGGGTTGGTTTTTCTACATTTTCGGTTGTAGCTTCCGTAGTTTCTTGTGTAGTTTCTTCAACTACATTTTCAGTAGGTTGTGGATATACATCGAAAATCTTTTCAGCATTGTAGCGTTCAAGTAATTTTTCAGCATATTCGTCGGTAATATTATTATTATTTACAAAAATATTAGAACCAAATTCTAAAGGAATATTATTATATTTTTGTTTTAATCTGTATTGTGAAGTATTTGGATTTTCCATTTTGTTAATTTTGTTTTTGTAGTTAGTCAAATAATCTTGTAAACATTTTTGACAACTTGCGTTTAACGTAGTAGTATGAAATAATTTTGAGTAATCTTGTAGAAATAGTTTTAATAAAGGAATATTATCAGCAGTTTTGCCACTGATAATATTCTCTAAATTATAATCTCCCCATTTATGCTTCAACGAATTTTGCATTGTAAAGAGTTTTAGAAGTTGCGTAATCAGTATCTAAAAATGTTAATACTGGTTTTGGCTCTTCGTAACCCTCAACGCTTGACATTTCTACTGAAATAGTTCCATCGTTTTCATTTGTTGAGAATGTTGCAGTTTGTAATTCCATTCCGCTATCGTAACCACCTAACAAGAAAGGTTCTGCACTTGATGCTCCTTTCCATTTAGTTTCTACCATAACTGAGAATTTACCGCCATTCATATCAGCTAATAATTTTCTATTAGCAACCGTTGGATTCAATATAACAAACGAAAAAGTATGTTTGTATTTATCGTTACCCATTTCTTTTTTAACAAGTTCCCATTTTAAAGCGTTTACTTGTTTAACACCCTCTAATAAAAACCCCGTTTTACCCGAATTTAACTCGAAGTTATCAACTAATAATTTATTAGTAGCGTTGTATGTTGTAGCGGTTTTATTAATATCTGAAAGATTAAATAAAAGTACATCGATTTCAATTCCACCGATTACTGAATTTTCACAATCATTAAGAATGTTACCCGCTAAAAGTCCATCACAATTTGGCATAATATTTTAATTTTAAAAGTTAAAGGAAGTAACGGGTATTAATAACCCGCTACTGCCATATATGATTCTAAGAATTTAGCATCTAAAGAGAACGCTACATCTACAATATTTGATTTCAATGTTCTATCGTAGAATGAATCTAACGTAGAAAGGTCATCAGTTGATAATGTTGCAACTGGAATATTATCAGGAGTTGTAAACAAAATTCTATGTGGTTTGTCAACTTTTGTACCATTGTCAAACAACGCTTTAATATCTCTATCCCAATCATCACGAACCATTACTTTGTAACCCTCGAAATACAATTGTGGTCTTCCATTTTCAACAACTTCCAAGAATCCGGCACCTAAAGTTTTAGTTCTTAAAGTTTTTCTAAAGTTGTCAGCAATCGAACGAGTAACATAAAACATTGCGCTCGGGTCAGATAACAATCTACTATCCGCTTGGTCAAATGCTTTACCTAAATAATCTACAGCACTATCAGCTGGTAATGCTTGTAAAGCATAAGAAGCACCCGCATTTTGAGTAATACTTACAAAATTAGAATCTCCCGAATTGATTTCTGCAAAAATTTGTTTCCAAAGTCCGTCAATTACATTGTAAAGGTCGATGTCAGTTGTGTTTTTGAAAATTCCACCATCTGCAATAGTTTCACCCGCTTTGTCAGAGAACCAAATTTTAGTAGGTAAAGCACCTAACAACATTTGGTCAATCAAAGCAACAATTAAACCTAACTCTTCACTTCCAATTCTGTCGTAAAAATCAGGGTTTATCTTACTTGCTTTTTGGAATAACTTAAACAATTTGTTTAAATCTCCAGCACAATGAATCCAACGTGCGTCAAAAATTTCAGGCTCCCAATATTTCTCTGTCATTGAAACACCCGTTGCTACGTTTGGAGTACAACCCGACGCTTTTTTCAAAGAGTCTGAAACTTTACCAGCAAAAGGGATTTGAGTTTTATACAAAATACCCGTTTCTACTGCGTGTGATTCTGAAAGTACGCCTTGTGCAAACGCTTTTTCAATTATCAATTTTGAGATTTCTCTCGCTTCTTCTGGATTTATCGTTAAACCCGAAACATCAATTAAACTTGCCATATCTTATTAGTCTTTTAAAAGTTTTCTACTTGTTTTTCCACCATTTGGTTCAGCTGGTGGTGTTGCTGGGTCAGGTTTTTCAAATTTAGAAACGAATTGTTTTTTTAAGTCCACAATTGCAGTTTCGTAGTTTGTTGTTTGTGTTGCTAATTGTGATTTTAAATCCTCAATTTCGCTTTGTAAAGCCGTTACGTCAACCTCTTGTTCCATTGGCTCAACAATTTGAGTTAATTCACCACCCGCAAAGATAAAAGTTGAACCATCAGGCATTAAATACTCGCCCTCTGCTGGTTTCCCATCAACCATTGCTTTATCGCCAACTACTGGCATAGTTCCATCAGCTACATCAGGAAACGTTACAATAGTCCCGTTTGCATCTGTTACATCTACATTAACAATTGTGCCCTTTGTAAGTGCCACAACGTTAAATCCAATTTTAGGCTCTTTACCTTTAATAAGGTTTAAGATACCGCTGAATTTTTCTTCAATCCAGCTTTTGTCATTTTCAGTCATTTGATTATCATTGTTTAAATTATCCTTTTTTAAGTAAGCAACCGCCTTGTTAAATTCAACATCATATTCCGTTGCAAATTTTAAATCAAACGCATCACTCGGGTTTAATGAAGTTTCTCTTTTTAATAGTGGTGCTATTGCCTCTTCACTTAATCCAGTTGCTTTTTTGTAAAAATCTATTAACCTTTTTTCAATCGGTGCTAAATCCAATTTCGCTTGTTCAAGTTCTTGACTATTTAAAAATCCATCTACACCAATCGTAGGTAAATGAATTAAAAAATTAGTACCCGTTTTTAGTTTTCTACTTTCACCAGCCATAAAAATAATAGTGGCTATACTTGCAACTTGTCCCGTTCCAATTGTGTTAATTTGTTTACCAATAGATTTAAGGTAATCGTATATTTCAAAACCCGTTTCAACCACACCGCCCTCGCTATTAATATAAACATTATATCCATCGGCAAACGGAGCGTTTTGAACTTGTTTTATCACATCGATTAACTCGACACCTTTCTCTTTTACGTTTCCTTGTGAATCGTAAATTGTGCCAATTAGTCCGTTAATAAATATATTTTCGTAATTCATAGATACAAAGTTAACTAACTAACGTTTGTTAGTTTTGTATAACATTGTGCAAAATAAAGTATTGATAGATTGTATTTTAGTAGTATGATATTTATACTAATACCTTTTTTAATTTTCTGTTTGTCAATCTACTTGAATTGTAAACGCATTTATAAAAATTACGTTTATAACAAACATAAAAAAACCTCCGAATATTGGAGGTTTAGAAATGAGTTAAGTGAGTTATTGAATCAAATTTCCATAAAAGATATTACTTTGTAAATTTGCCTATTTGATAGGTTGTAATAGTCAGCAGTAAATTGTATCGATGTCGGTTTATCGTTGTGTTTTAATTCAGTTAAATAGGTTTCGTAAATTTGTAGCCAAGAAGCTATTGAAATTGAAACTATACCACTTGCAACTAATTGAGTAAAATTTGTACAAGTTCTTAACTGATTTATTATTTCGTATCTATTCATTACCATTTATTTAAAGGACAAGTTTCTGAAATGCTTCGTAGTTTAGCCGACAAAGGACATTTACAAATATTACAATAATGACCTTGTACTTCTTTTATATCGTCATTAATGAAAGATAAAAGTCCTCCTTTCTTTAGTTCAACACATTCAACACAATTTAACGCCCTTTGTCTTGCCAAATCTTCTGTAACTTCTGATTTTTCTATAAAGTTTTGCCACCCGTTAAGAATGTTTTTTACGTTCATAATAATTCGCAACAAATGTTAAAATTAATAAAATTACAAAGCCATACAAAGCAATCATAGGTTTTACAAAGTCAAATAAAAATCTACCAAACAAAAAAAATGATGTGAATAGAAATAAAAAAGTAAGTTTTGATAATAATTTTTTCATAATTTAAAGTTTTAAGTTATGACAAATATACAAAAAGTTTTTTAATAAAAAAGCGGTTACATAAATAACCGCCTCTCAAACTATTAACTCAATCTAAAACTATGAAAGTACAAATATAATTAAAAATTCGCACCATCAACAACATTTATGTAACTTTCTGTTTGATAGTTAATATCGGTTACCGCTACTTGTGGTGTTGGTATAACTTTAATCGCATCAATTAACCCGTTTACTAATGTGTTTGTGTCAATTCCTTTAGCTTGGACACCTTGCGTTATTATACCGCCACTCGCATAAAAACCGCTATTAAAACCGCCTTTTACATCACTATCTCCAAAAGTATTATTAAATGCTTTAAAATGATTAAATGCACCTTTATTCATAATTGCTAAACCCTCACCGCCTTGCATTTCTCCAAAGTATTGACCACCTATTTCAATTGGAATACCGCCTTGTGCGTGTGATGCTCCTTTTGCTTCAACAAAACCACCTCCAGCGAATTGAACTCCGCTAATTTTTGCAACTTGACCCAATCCCGACGCTATTGTAACCCCCGCTTGAATTGCTCCGAATGGTGGCGGTAATGTTGCTAATGCTTTTGTTGCTCCTAAATACGTGTTAATTGTAGCTTCGGCAACTCCCAACGCTTTAGCAACAACCGTATTTTCTTTTAATAAACCTCTAATTTGACCTAAAGTATTTGCAGTTAAAGAAAGTTCAGCATCTTTAGTGGCTTGTGTTATTCTTAATTTATCCGCTTCATATTTAGCATTTATTTTGTTTTTATCCGCACCCGTTTTTTCGGCTTGTTGTAACTCTTGTTGTCTTGCTCTTTCAAGGTTTCCTAATTCATACGCTAACTTTTCCTCAAAACTTGCATTATCCGCTAATCGTTGGTTTTCTGCATCAATTATTTTTCGTTGTGCTTCGGCTTCTTTTTTCTGCAAATCAATTGCTTCTTGTTGTGCTTTAGCTTCGTCGTTAATACGTTTCTTTTCGTCGATTAATTGTTGCTCTGTTATAACACCATTAGCAAGTTGAAATTGTGCAAACTCTAATTGTTCAACTTTTACCGCTTCAATTCTACGCTTTTCCTCCGCTACAATTTCATCAGTTAGAAATTTATTAGCATCAATTTTAGACTGATTATTTTCAATAAATCTTTGAAGTTCCAAATCAGCATTAGCAATAGACAAATCAACTTGCGTTTGTGCTAATTGATTTAATGCCTCGTTATTCTTAATCTTTAAATCTAATTTATCCGCTTCGGTTTTAGCACTTGCGTTAAATTCTTTTTGATTAATTTCTAATTGCTTTTGATATGTTTGTTGAGCAAGTTTTAAATTTTCGTCTAACGTTTTCGCTTTTACACCTTGACCGCTAATAAATAAATCAAGTTCCTTTTGAGCAATAGAAACCGCATTATCTAAAATCTTTTGTTGCCTATCCGCTTCCGCTTTTTGTGCTTCCTCCGCTTGTGCTTGTTGTTCTTTTTTTAGACCTGATAAAACTCTTGTTTGTTCCAACCTTGCATTTAAACCTCTATCCTCCGCATCGTCTAATTGCTTTTCCAAGTCTATTAACGCTTGTTGTTCTGCAATAGTCAATTCTTTAGCATCTTTTAAACTATATTCTAATTCTAACGCCTTGATTTTCTTTTGAATTATTTCTTGCTCTTTTTTCCCTAACTCCTCTGTTAATCGTATAATCTCCTCTGATGCTTTTCCACGTTCTGCAAATGATTTCGATGTATCTTTAGATATTAATAATTGCGCATCAATTAAATCATTAGTTTTAATTTGTGCTTTTTGATAATCTAACTCGCTACGTTCAATATCTTTTTTTAATCTGTCAATTTCTTGACCTTTTTTAATTGCATCATCTAAAAATTTGCCCGTTGCTTTTGCTCCGCTTTGTATTTTATCGGTCATATTTTCAACACCAGTACCCGCTTGTAAAACTCCGTTTGTAACTTTTTTAAAATCAAGTTCTATAATACCCTCTAAAATAACTCCAAACGCTTTAAAACGATTTATTAAATTAGTTTTAACAAACTCGCCCAATTCCATCAATGTTTTTTTAGGGTTGCTAAAAGCCTCAAACAACGCTTTACCTACTGAATTAACAACACCCATTAAAGCGGTCATTATAGCTTGTAATGGTCGTGTTACAGAAGTTACCGCATCGATTCCCGATTGACTTGATTTTAAGTAAGATATTAAAGCACCCAACGCCAAACCAATAGCCCCAATAACCGCACCTATTGGAGTGGCTAAAAACGCTAAACTTGCTCTTGTCATTCCTATAATTCCAGTAGAAATTCCTTTTAAAGATGTAGTTAATAAATTGCCAACTCCACCCGCTTCTTGACTACGTTGTATAAATCCGCTAATCCCACCATTTAACGGGTTTAAATTAGATAAAGCATCTTGTATAGATTCCGAATAGTTACCGATATTTATCTTTTGTTGCAAATAAGCATCTGCATTAGCTTTAATAAAATCGTTGTTTTCGTCTAACTTTTTATTTAATGCGGTTATTTCTTCTTGACCCTCTTTTGTGGTTGCATTCGCTTCGTTTCTTAATCTGTTTAAAATAGAATTTTGCTCCCTTGCTTCCTTAATACTTGTTACTTCGGTTTGTAAAGCTAACGATATTAATTGCGTTCTATTAGCGTAGTCTGCTTGTGCTTGTGTACTATCTGCAATTGCTTTTAAATTACTATTGTAAGCTGAATTTAATACTTTTAAATCCGCTGAATTTTGTACGAATTGATGTGATGCAGTTTCTCCGCTTTTAGTTAGTTCCGCTTGTTGCTTTTTAATTGTATCGATTGCGTTTTTAACCTCCGCAGTTGATTTTATCAAAGCGTTAACGTCTATATCTAATTCTGAAATTACTATTTTATTTGCCATTTATATTGGTACGTTTAATATTATTTTATTCCCATTTATTTGTCCGTTTAACAATACCCTAACGGAGTGAATACCTATAAGATTACCATTTAATATAAACTTATTATTATTTATTTTGGTAAAGCTTAAATCCGTTTCTAATTGAATATTATAATCATTTAGATAAATTGTTGTTTGATTAACTATTATTTCTTCCCCTGAATTAATAGTAGCTTCCGTTACACCTAATCCAAAATTGATTATTGGTTTTCTATTTCTTGCTTTTAATATACTCATGAGAATACTGTGTTTGATATTATTCCTAATGCTGTTAATTGTATCTGATATTGACAAGTTTCGCTAAAGGCGTTATCTAATACATTTATATCTACATAACTATTTTGAGTAGCAAAATAGAATGTATCGGTTAATGAGTTTAAACTTGCAAATGGCGTAACTCCTATTGCATTTATAGTTAAAGCCATTGTTGCGGTTGATAAATCACTAATGTATGTAAGTCTAATATTTCTTTGATTATTAATTATAGATAAAACTTCAATTCCAGTTATAATTATATACGAAATATTTCCTAAAGGCGGTACAATTGGTACATAACAAGCGTTTGAAATATTTACAACGTTTGACAATTCAGTTTCTATAAAAGCAAAAACACTCGTTAAATATCTAAATTTAAACTTGTAACCACCTACTGGCATTTCGGGTAACTCACTAAAATTATATGCTAATGTAGAACCCGTGTAAGTTGTTGTTATTGGTGTTGATAGTGGATATTGTTGATAGTAAAAACCGCCTAATACGTCAGGCGTTAAAGCATAAGGAATTATTTCAATAGTTGAACCAATTGGAATATCACTAAATAATGTAAACGTAGCCACACAAGAAGTATAATCAATAGGCACGTCGTTATTTAATTGCAATGTATAACTAACTGGATCGGGTGCTTCCAACTCATTAAAATAATCAACCTCGATTAACTCCACTTTAGTAGGCACATTCGGTATAAAATTATTAATCTTATTTACTTGGTAATATGATGACAATTCTTTTACATAAAGTAACTGCTTAAAATCAAAACTTTCGTATTGCAAAGGTGTTAAATAGAAACTTGCATCTATTACCTTTGCGTTTTCTAAAATACTACCTATTGTTAAATAATTATCGTAGATTATTTGTTGTTGTTTCAATCTAAAATAACTCTCAATAGGTGCTTCGGTAAAAGTTGTTGTTGTTCCTAATGCTTCACTTTCTAATGTTAAAGGAGTTCCAAAATCAAAATCATTTGAACGTAACGAATAGTAACGCCCTGATAATGGTTTGTAATTAATACTTAAATCGTCTTTAATTTCTTTATCCCAAAACTTATAAACATTACTTTCATTTGTTAAAACTAAAGTTGTCAATTGTTCAGGTGTATAAAACTTTGAAGCGATTATAGTAGTTTCATCTTTTAAGTTTTCGTTTTGAATAAATATTGCACCATCATTGTAACTAAAATTTCCATCGTTATATTTATATTTGAAATTGTTCTTTTTAGCAAAGTTTGAATAAGCGTATTTTTCGCTATTTTTAGATATAAATTTCCAATCGTCAATTACATTTGTATTTTGTAATATTTCGTCAAGCGTTAAATATTTAATCGTATTAGTGTATTTGTTCTTAAATGCAGTTAATCCGAAATGTTGCATTATTTCGTTTATAAAATCCGTTGCTTTAAAGTCTAATAACGCTTCGTTAAAATTAACAGAATATCCATCTATTAATTCTAAAGTAGTTTCAAAACCACCCGTAAAAGGACTAAAAAAAGCACCAGCATTTAGATATAATTTATCCCCAATATTTGCATTAATAACTACACTTTGACCAATCGAAGCATCTATTGAACCGCTTACAATTAGTGAATTGTCAGGAGCGCGTAAAATATAGTTAACTTCTTTTTGTTCAAACCCACCAGATAAAAAAACAGACCCCACAGATTTTAATTTAAAAGCACCGCTTGTGGTTATTGTTATTGTGTTTGCATTTATTGAGTTATTTGCTTCTGATGTACTAAAAAGACCAGGAAAAAAGTTAACAAAAAAACTAAAAAAAGCACCTCCGTAACCTCCATACCAAACCTCATAACTACCCATGCCACTTGTTTGATTTGATATTAAAGTAGTAACTGGGTCTGTTGTTGGAATAGGTTTTGGAAAAGTCATATAAAAGTTAAGAAACTTTTCACTTGCAAATATGTTGCCCGAATAAGTAAAACCAGCAAATGTATGAATCCTATCAAATAAATAACTTATCCTTGCACTCGGTATTAAATAATCAGCGTTGAGGTTTGCTGCACTTGTGTAAAGTTTACCATTGTAATCAGCAATAATGTATTTATACGCTTCGGTATCATTCCAACTATCAACGATTGTTGTTAAGTCTTTAACGTGGTTTAAGGCATCTATCCCTATATCTGTCAAAGATTTGTTTTCAATTAATCTATAAAAGTCAATTATACCATCGTATGTATTTATTTCGTAACCTTTAGTAGTTGTTTGCCCAACATTACACCAACCATTATAAACAATATGTTTACCGCTTTTTGCATCAATTAAATCAAATCTATTTTTTTGATAAGGTACGCCTGACGTGTTCCCTACTAAAAAAAGGTTTTGCATTGCACGTATGTTTTTAGCTGTAAAAGGCAAAGTAATTTTATTACTAAAGTTAGATTGTCTATTGTCTAACCTTGCAATGTCGTTAACTTGCTTTGTTAATGCAATAGGTTTAATATCGCTTAACTCAATCTCAAATCCGTTTATGTAAGCTATATAACTCATATAGTACGTGTATCGTTTGTTGGTAATTCAAAAGTTAATGTAAAATTATTCAAACTACGTTTTGTTTTTTCTAAAGGAATACTTGAAGTTACTAAACTAATTTCAGTCCAATCGTCATAATTATTTATTTCAGTAGGCAAACCAATAAACCAATATATTTTTGGACTATCAAACAAATCAGATAGCAACAATTGTTCTTGTTCATTTATTACATCAGTAGTAACGTTAACTCTGTTTTGACTTGTTTTACCTATTTGAATTGATTTACTTAATGTATCTTCTAAATTATTATAATCGTTATTTATTTCGCCTAAATCTTTTATTTGTTGGTTTGATTCCCAATTTTCAAACAACCAGTAAGAGTAACCGCCTAGCGAGTTAATCCATTTAATGTAAAATCCATTGTCGCATTTAGGGGTTATTTGTTGTAAGTTTATTATTGCTCTTGGTGTTCCATCTATAAAAGGAATTATTTCTATTAATTCTAAATTATCAGGATTTATTACACTTGCAATTGGATTACTTGAACCATCGCTAAAAGGAAACCTTGTAATTATATGTGTGTCCTCAAATGTTTTAGTCCCAAAATCAGTAGTAAAAATAACATCAAACAATTCGTTATCAGGATTATAAATACTAACATCTAAAGGGTAACCAATCCAATATTTTAAAAATGATGTTTTAGTAGATATATTTTGTGGTAACAAAACAAGAGTTTCTTCATTATGAAGTATTTCTCTTGTATTTAATTGCAAATAACCACTTAACCATTTTGACCCAATTGTTGTATTTTCATTTGATAAGTCAACAAAGTTAATTTGGATATCAATATCGGTATCTAAATATGTTTTGTTTGTTGAATCGTAAAACTCATAAGCTAAAGTTACATCGATAACGTTATCCGCAAAATTATCAACGTTTAAAAAAGTAGTTATGTATTGTTTTAAATTAAGATAAAATCTTTTATTAGGGTGTGGATAAAGTACAATTGATGTACCATTAATAGTAACTTGACAATTAATAACATCTAAAACATTATCCGTTGTAAAGTCTAAAATATTATTATTGTAAGCTAAACATAATTTGTCCGCTGGTATTGTTTTATTAAATATTATTGCCATTAGATTAAGAGGTTTTTATCGGTTGCTATTTCACAAGCATAATGCCAAGTTTCATTTACTCCTTGTGCTAACTTATAAGTAATTCCAATAACACTAACTTGATAACCTACTACTATTCTTTGTAGTTGTTCAGTATCCGTTATTAAAAAAACAATATCGTTTAAATCAAAGTCTAAATCTATTTTTTTTGATATTTTAGTTTGTTCCATTATACTACTACTAATTCGTTTAACATTCCTTTTATTTCTGTTGCTATTTTCATTGCTTCAACCGCTCCAACTTCATCAATTATCATTTGTATTCTTTCGGGTGTTATAATCGCGCTTATCAATTCAACACCTCCGAACCTTTCACGTTTCCAACCCTCGTTTGCTATTTTACGTGCTATTAAAAAGGCTAAAGAACTTAACGAAATAGTTTGTAATGCTTGTGCAAAAACTCCCTTATCAATTATCCATTTTCTTATCATTGCAATATTTGGAAAACTACCAGCACGTCGTCCCGTTTCAAGTTGTTGAGCGTAATCATTCCCGAATAATTTAGCGTTGTACCCTTTTTCTGTATCAACTACTTCAACCTCTAAACTTTCAACAAAATCGCCACTTGCTCTCATTCCTTTTGTATCGTACAAAATAGCAATATCGGTTTTAATTAACTCAAAACCTTTTATTAGTTGTTGATTAGGCATCGTAACTCGTTAATGTTATAGTTCCTATTATTCCGTCAAAGTTAACATCTTTTATGTTAATAGTATCAACATAACTTTCGTTACTAATATCAAAACCAGCACACCCAAAATCTTTAACAATACTATTCCACTCGGTTATCAATGGCTCGATATTCGTTGTGTATTTATTGTCAATCGTTTGGTTAGTTTCATTCATATAAGGTATGTCTAACGTAGAAGTAACGCATAAACAAAAGTTTATAATTGCTTCGTAACCCGTTGCAATCCCTTGACCACTTCGTTTAGGTCGCCTTTGTATCGGGTCGCAAAAGAAATGAGTTTTACCACTTTGTAACACATCAGCATTCTGAAATAAATTCTGTACAACCTTTGTGCCAACAATAAAAGGCATATCTTTTGAGCTGAAATAGTTATCTAAATATCTTTGAATGTCCATTATTTTTTCTTACTTCTTAATTCATTAAACTTACTTTGTACTTTCGATTTTTTATTATGTAATACCAATAAAGTTAATATTTCGTTATACGCTTTGTTTTGTAAATCATAAGGGTAAATCCCGTAAATCTCACCCAATTGAACTAAAGGCATTAAATCACTAAATACATTCAATGTACTACCCCCAGCTTGTTCCCAAAGCCCAGCATCAGCATCAATCGACTTTAATAACTTTACCTCTTTCTCTTGCGTATCTTTTAAGTATTTAACTATATAATTTTTTGCACTGAAATACTCCTCAATAGATGCGCTCCAAAACGTTTGTTTATCGATATTAAAAGCAATAACAAACATATTACACATATCGTCTAAAGTTTTACCATTATTAGACAAATAAAACAATTTTCTTACCTCTGCATAAGTTATTTTATTATAATCGAGTTTAGAGTTACAAAACTTATTTAAAGGCTTTAAAGCGTTTAAAATTAAATCGTACTCTAACGTGTCGAATAATTGTGAATATTGTTTTATTGTTAATTTATCCATTGATACAAAAGTAATTAAAATTTAAACACGAATTGAAGTTGAGTATGTTTTTTTTATTTCTCCTATTAAATTCCATACCGCATAACCTAAAGCATCAAGTAAATGGTTATAATTGTCAATTGGTGTTTCGCTTTTTTTATCGTGCCAAACGTAATTATTTATTTCTTTTATTAGGTTTGTACTATCGTTATCAATTATCAATGTATAATCTTGCATCAATGCAATTCTATCAACTATTTTTGGCTTGTCAATTCCTTTTATATTTAATCCCTTTTGTTGTATTTCGTAAATCAAACGAGGTTCAGCACTATCTGCAACTATTAAACTTCTTAATCCTGCAAGTTGTTTATTGTATTCAATAATTTGTGAAGTTGTTAATCCTGATTTATAAAGTAATTCTTTAGCGTAAATTATTCTATTTGTTTTATCAATTGAACAATGTACCAATGTTGTAGGGTCAACACTAAATCCAAAATCTTGTCCGTAGTTTGTAAGTCCAGTATCAACAAATTGTCCTAACTTCCAATTATTAAAAATAACACCCTCTGCTTTATTTAACCAACCCCCTAATATTTGATGTTTGTATTTATTTGGATTTGTTTCTTTGATACGTTCAACCTCGTTAATAAAACTAATATCTAAGTTATCAATATTATCTAAGTAGGTTGTATGAATGTAGGTAACATCGTCTTTTATTCCGTTAAATCCTTCTTGCACTCCTTTATCTTCAAAGAAACGTTTATAAATCCAATGTTCTTTTGTTGCCGGATTAAGAATTAAAATAACTCGGTTTTGTTTTCCCTTTTGTCTAATAGATAGGTTAATCTTATCAAATGTAGTTTCATCTGTCAACTCCTCTGCTTCGTCTAATATCCAAGTTGTAACGCCTTGCAATGATTTTAAGTTAGCGGTTTGATCACCACTACTTGTTTTAATCCCTCTAAATATAATTTCGCTATTTGATTGAATGTTTTTAATTTCGGATTTACTAACTTGAAAGAACTTATTAAGTTCCATTAAATCAATCTTCTCTTGAAACTCAGGTATAATTGATAAATGTGCGCTGGTCATTGTTTGCCTTGTGAACAGAATTTTGTGTCCAGATTCAAACGATAAAAGGCTGGCAAATCTACCAACCTCAAATGATTTTCCTGAACCACGACCACCTGTTAAAATAAAATAACGGGTATCACTTCCGAGACTATTCCAGTGGTTTGGATGCTTCTTTATCATACAATTTTGATATATCGAAGTTTTGATTTTTGTTCGTGTTTTCGCTCTCAATAAATTGCATCGATAATTTTCTTAACTCCTCTGGTGTTGCAATCAATTTCATTAATGCCATTTGCAAAGCTGGAGCGCTTGAGGTGTACCATTTTGAACGCATTGA